CCTCACTGTTGCCGGCAGCATTTTTGAGCTGCTCGAGCTGATTGTCCCTTTCCTGGATGTCTGCCTCCAGCTTCTTCTTTGCCTCTGCCACCTCATTATACTTGTCTTTGGGTATGAAGTGCTTCGGCAGTTCCTTGTTGATGTCGGCAATCGCACTGTCAACCTTTTCCTCTTCGATTCCGGCCTTCTTCAACAAATCTTTCAACCAATCCATCAAATATCAACCTCCATACTTTTTATACCGGTTAGTGCCGGTTTGGGGTTCTTCACATTTATGCTCCGTGAATACTAAGCCAGAGCAGGTTTGCATAACAAAACCCCTGGTGTATAATTATCCCAGAGGTGTATTTTGTGAGTGATTTTGAATGGTACATGCCGCAGGATGAGCTATCTGTCCATGTCGGCATTAATCATCGATTGTCTTTGATTTATCAACAGAAGATGATCCCCTCCCTTATCCGGCTTGGCAAGAAGCATACCCGGCTATTTTGGAAAGAGTGAGGGCACTGGTACATTCCCCGGTCGGGTACGAAACCCAGAATGGGCAATATTATCTGGGTGCCGGAGAAAAACTGCTATTGCTACAAAAGCCGGGTACTTATACCTATGCGGTTTAATGATCCTCTCATTTATGGCATTGCTGTAGAAAGTGTGCCTAAAAGAAAAGCACCTGATTTTTCAGATGCTTTCTAAGCTGTTCTTCGTCTGATTATGATTTTGCGTTTCGGGTACGTTTGTCTTTCTATCTCCCAAAGGAGAAAAGTAAATATTTCCGAAGAATATGTTACTTGTCCGGGAATTTCTATGTTTCTCAGAGTGAACATTTTACACCTCCCATTTTTATTTTTTCTTAACTTCCGGTTCCGGTGGATATTCGCCAAAAACCTTAAAATACTTTTGCCGGTATATTTTCGTGTTTTCTTCCAGCGACTTAGTGTAATCCGGAACATAGTCCACCAAGTCCAGTCCTATAATCTCTTTTTTATTTTTCATTAGGCATCACCCTCCTATATTCCCAACCGAACTTTTCAGCCACTTCTTCAATAATTAAATGAGAATGAGCTTTCCATGCTTCTTCGGGGCTTAATTCCCCCCGCGCTACCTTGTTATTGAAATAGTTAAAATGCTTGTCATGAGCCGCTTTCCATTCCAAGGATATCTCTTTACTTGTTGGCCTTAATCCTTGCCCAACCTTTGCAATATATTTTCTTCCGTCATGTCCAATAACCACAATATGGCTAATGGATTTGTAGTAATTCATGACTTTTAAATCAGCGCTTGAAAAACTACTGCTTCTGGGATGATTGTGCACTTGTATTACACTGTTAGGCGCAGCATTTTCTAAATAATCAATTAAAGTTTGCGGGAATACAACCTCATTTGCTGCACCCTCTACTTTAGAGTATACCCTTTTTCCTGTGTTTTTATCAATATGCAACAGGTGCTCGGTTCTTGTTTTAAGGCCATGTTGCAGGACCTCTGTTAATGCTTTTGCCAGGCCATTTTTAGCAGCTTCAGACAAGCCTTCTACTTCGAGATAATTTTCCTCCTCTTCTGGAGTCAAATCCAGTTCTCTTTCAAGCTCTTCAATCTCTTTCTCCAGGTCAATATACAGCCCATAAGCATGCCGGCAATTCGGATGAAAAAGCCCGGCTGCCTTCGCTTCTTCCAGCGTGGGGTATCCTTCCGTTTTCCCCGTGATGCTCAATATCTTTCCCTGCCACGGAACGCATTTTTCGCACGCTCCCCGGTGTGTACTCACCTTAATCAAGTCATGCCCCTGCTCTACCAATCGGTTGGCTGTACCTTGTAAGTGTGCTTCCATCGTTGTTGTCCTTGCAACCATCTCCGTATAGGTCCGCATGTTCCACATCTTGCCAGAACGGTCCTTGAACCCGGTTACGCCCCGCTCTGCAAGCTGCTCCCGGAATCTTCGGGCCGTCTGCTTCCACGTATCATATCCAACAACCGTTCCCCGTACGTTTTCAAGTGCCAGCTCCCGGTAGATGTCATTCACTTGTCGGCCAATAACCTGCACAACATCCTCGAACCTTTGAAATGCGTTCTCGGCCAGCACCTGAGCTGCCTGCTGGTGTATCGCTCCGAAGGCTGCAGATGTCGAAATGCCGGCATCTTTCAGCATTGCATCGGCACGATGTAGCCCCTGCGAATAAACTCTTGGGATTGCTTCAGTACACCAAGTTTTATTTCCCTCTCGTAGCTGCTGCAGGATGGCTTCAATATTCTTCTTCATCTGCTCCAGGTATTCTGTTTGATTGCCCCTGAGTAGCGCCCGGTTAAGCCGATCAAGGATTTCTCGCTCGACCTGTTCGTAGAATTTAACAAGCCGGTTTATCTCGGCGTCGCTGAACCTCCTGACATCTGCCATTATTCTTCACCTGCGTCTTCTTCTGCACCTTCTGCCGGCGGCAGTGTTATAGGCGGCAGTTCGGTGGCTCCCTGCCAAGTCTGCTCGCTCCTGATGCGGTCTATTTCCTCCTGTAGCGCGTCACCCTCCAGCCCATACAGCCGCCTGAGTGAGCTTTCAAGACTTGTCAGGCCGGCAGTATACCTCTGGACTTCATTCTGCGTAATCTCCTGCTCGTCATCCGGCAGGCCATCCT